GTTCCCCTGCTCGTCAACCTTCGGAACGTCGCCGCCCTCCTGCGCCATCTCAACGATGATGTCAGGACCGACAATGCCCGGCTCTTCTTCGGGCTTAGTCAAACGAATGTTGGGGTTCAAACCCGGAATCAGAGCCATATGCAAATCCTTTTAGACTGCCGGCAAAGGCTCCATCTCCTCGACAAAGAGCCTAATGCCTTCCTGGGCTGCCAAAGTATCAGACTTCGCAGAAAGTGTATAGACGCGCTCCTTGGCATGGGGCGGCTGGCCCGTCACCGTCACCCTGAAAACCGCCAGGGAAGCCTGATTCGGGGCCCAAACTACGTCTACAATCGCTTGCGCTAAAACCATCATTACACCGGGTAAATCGGGGGCAAATTATAGTCCCTCACCTGCATATCGCCCTCCACCTGAGCCGTCAACTCCGCACCACGGGTCAGCAGGCCCAAATCGCGCAAATGGCGCAGGGATTGGCTCACTGTATCGACCAAATCGTCGTGTTTTCCCTTGGGAAACGTCGAAACCTGGGTGATCACCGTGTCGGCCCAGGTGCGATCAGGTGCCCAGACCATGCCTTCGGCGAACAAATGCTGCACCGAATACAGCCGCGCCAGCTTGTCCTGGCCCTTGGGGTCGAGCAACTGCACCGCCCACGGCTCATGGTTGAACAAACGCCGGATTTCCTGCGCCACGCTGTGGCCGGCGGCCTTGTTCTCAATGATCAGCTTGTCGATCTTCATGTCCTTGCAGGTCTTCGCCACCTTCTGCACCAATTCATGCAGTTCCAGGCGCTCCTGCCAGCCGTTCATCAGCATCGCACACGGCGCTTTCGTAGCGTACGACCGGCGCGTCTCGCCGTCGTTCGCTTTGACGTTCTGAGCGACGATGTCGCCGCTGAAAATGCCCCAAACCGTCATCGCCGAAAAGTCGTTCTCAGTCTGCGTCGTGTAAGCCGTGTCGAGAGACGCGACGATGTACTCCAGCGGCGGGTAAGCGTCGGCCATCCACAACTGCCACCAGTCGCGCTTGATGATGCCGCCACCCTTGGGCTCAGGGCGCTGCTGCAACTGCCCTGCCGTCGCCCACGGCCCGAGCTGGCGCTCAAGCATCTTGACTTCAGGCTCGCCAAACCGCTCGGGCCACAGCAACTCGCCAGATTCCGTGCGTGGATCCTGCCAGCCAATCGACGTGACGAACGAACGCTCGGGCTCATATCGCATCGGCAGGCACAGGTGCGTCCAGTCGCCAACGTCCTTCGACAGGATATGCCCCGTCAGGTCTTCCTCAGACAGCCGCTGTTGGATGACGATGTATGCACCCGTCTTAGGATCGTTTAGGCGCGTTGACAGAGCGTTGTCCCACCACTCAATGGTGGATGTGATGGTCGCATCGGAAAACGCCTCCTGGGCGGCGTTGGGATCGTCCACGATGATCACGGAACCGCCTTCACCCGTCAGCGCCGATCCAACAGACGTAGACAGACGCGAGCCGCGCTTGTCGTTGTCGAACCGCGTCTTGGTGTTCTGGTCGGAGACTAATCGAAAGCGATCCTTCCACATGCTCTGATACCACTGGCTCTCGATCAGGCGACGGCACGCGACCGAGTCACGCAGCGATAGCTGCTGCGCGTAAGACGCATGGAGAAATTGCACGCCCGGCCCGCTCGTCGGGCTGACGGTCTTCTGCGCCCAGGTCCACGCCGGCAGCGCAACGCTGGTCAGCGATGACTTGGCGCAACGCGGCGGGATGTTGATGATCAGGCGGCGTATGTCGCCATCGACCACAGCCTGCAAATGCTCGGCCACAGCCTCAATCGGCCAGCCGTCAACGAACGGTGCCGCGCTGATGTAGCGCCACCCAGAACGCAGGAACGTGTAGAGGCTGTCTTCGCAGTCTGCGCGGTCAAGATCGCGCAGCGTGGCCTCTATGTTGATCTTCTGGCCGTTGAAGTTGAGCGTGGTCATGAAAACTTTTCCGTTTCATTGCCCCAGGCGGACCACCCTGGTCGCTCAGTCCGTGCGAACAATTCAACACGCGGCACATCGCCATATAAATCCACAAGCCACCCCGGCACTTCGTCCGGCTTGCGGCTATGCTCGCGCCTCGGCGCGTAGAACTCTTTGCGGATGCTGTGGTTCAACACCGGCAACCCCTTGCCGCGAGAGAACAACCAGCACTCTTCGCAGCCACCTCCTCGGGTGTGATAGCCAGTGCCAAATGCCAACTTGCCGTTCTTTCCGGTCTTCAGCCAGCGGAACAACACTGTTTTAAATTTGAAGCCCCACGCTTCGGCCACAGTGAGCGCCGCAGGCAACATGGGGTCATAGACCCACATCGCCAGCAGCGCGTTCTTGTCAGCCATGTCTGCAATAGGCAAACCCGCAATCTCGCATGGCATCATCGTCTGGTAGTGGCGGTCGGGGCTTTTGTCTAAGCCACTGTCGCGGCTGTAGACCTGAAAACGCCATGGCGGATCGGCATATAGAATTGAATATTTCACAACGCACCGAACCCTAATTCAAAACGCGTTTGTCGCTCATCGTTCGCATCGCTACATACATCTTCGACATTTCCTTAAAATATTCAGATGACTCATGCGGCGGCAAATCAACAAGGCGCAGCATGCTCAAGAGCATGCACTCAACCCACTGGCCGGCATGATCGATGCCAACCTCATCAATTATGGCCGCGACCAATTGATTGGCGCGAATCATCATGTAGTTGTCGAGTTCACCTTCGGTCATTCCGGTGTCTCCGCAGCCATCTCGCCGGCCAGTGCGATGTAGCCACACGCATCAACGAAGTTGTCGGAGTGGTTGGGGTTCTCGCTGGCGCGTGCCAGCTTGAGCGCAGCCATCATCAGCGCAACGCGCATCGGGCTGACCGAGATGCCCAGGATTGCGCTCCACATCTCGGCAATCACCTCGTGCATGTCATGGGCATCGCCGTGCGTCTCTGCACGGTCGCCGTTGATCAAGCCCTTCGCAGTGTCGAGTATTTCGTTGCGGTTCATCGCATTTCCTTGCTGGCCGGTGCGCTAATGTTCACAGATACTCTTCTAAGTATTTTCGGTTGCTTGGATGGCGCAGCCTACGCAAGGCTTTGGCTTCAATCTGGCGCACTCCTTCCCCGACAATGCTTAAGGTCGAGCCCAATTCCTCTAAAGTTTTCTCGCCGTCACCATCCAACCCAAATCGCTTTTTCAAAACGTCCGCTTGGCGCGGCGTAAGTATTTCATCCAGCAGTGCAACAATGTGGCCCTTGCGCTCGGCTGCAAGCACAACGTCGTCAGGCAGCAGAACTTGCTCGCGGCTGTCCATTAAGAGATCGACTTCGGTTTCTGACATTTCGATTGAGCGTTTGTTGCTAGCCAAAAAAGAAGTGCGTTGGTGATCCGAAAACATGTCTTCAGGCATACAATTAAGGGCGTCTGCAAGCAGCAAAACCTGCGGCTTCCACGTTCCTGTTATATTGCTCATGGGTTTCATTTTTAGATTAATGAGATTTGCGATTGTCGTTTGCCTGACCCCAGAAAGCCTAGATAGGTTTGCGACGTTCTTAACCCCAGCAAGCCGCATCAAGCGCAACACGCGGGCGTTTCTGATTCTGATCTCAACTTTGTAATCGCTCATTTCGATTCACCGCAATTGCAATTGAATAAAAGCCCCCCGACTATAGCCCCTAACTACTCCACGGAATAGCTTCTTGTAGGGGTTCGCCATTCCCGGTCAGGGGCTGGCTTGATCCAGGACGGGTCATGCCAGACCAGCCGGTTGTTGGGGTATGCGATCCAGGGGCCGTCATCCAGCGCAATGACGTGATGGTTCTTGTGCTGGTCAGGCACCTCGCTCCAGCCTGTCCGCATCCAGTCCACCGTGAACAGGTACTTGCCCTGCCGGATGACGCTGTCGCGCCCCATTGCGGTGACGGTCATGTTCTTCAGGAACGCAAAACTGTGCACGGCGAACTCGTAGCCGTAGCTATCCCACCAGCACGACTGCTCTAGCGCCAAGGGCTCGCAGGGCTTGCTGCAGAGCTTGTGGATCGGCACCCGCGCCCACTGCGCCCCGGAGTCCAGCATCACTTGGAACATCGGGACGCGGGCCGGTTCAGCACGAAACCCGAACACGACGCAGGGCACGAACTCGCCAACGTGATGGTCTTCGTCGTACAGGAAATCACGGCGGACGAACGCCTCGGTGTAAGGCGTGTCGGCTACTAGGGTCACGTCAGGTGTACTTTGCGGTCTTCTTCGCCACGCGCTTCGGCTGCTTTGCAACCTGCTCGCCCTTGCGGATGCCCTCGCGCTTGGCCTTGGACGTTGCGGAGTATTCGTCTGAGGTCAGCGCCTTGATGGCCTTCGCCGGCAGGTAACGCTCACCCGTGGCGTTCGGGCCCTGCGTGGATGGCTTGCCGCTCTTGGTGCGCCAGTCCTGATCCGTCCAACGCTTGAGGCTCTTCTGCGGTTCTTTCATAACTAAGCTCCCTGTATAAAATTTCAATCGCGGTAGCCGCCGCCTTTTTCTTTGTACTCGCGGGCCAGCATCTGCGCCTTGCGGCCTGACCACTGGCCCTGCTCTCCGCCCTTGTCGCCGGCCTTGATCTTCTCGAACAGGGCCTTACGCATCGTCGGCTTCGTGTAGTTGCCGGCTTCGTTTACTTTAGATTTCTTTTCCAATTTAACCTCCACGACGCTTAAGCATCTTGCGTCTCTTGGCTCATCAGTATGGATCTAGTCCGTACTTCCTCCACGCGGCGCGTCCAGCCCTTGCCGAACGTGTCGAACGTCGTGAGGCCGCGTAGGAACTTGAGCCGCGCTTCGCACATGTCGTGGATGAGGCCCGGCGCAGGCACCGCCTGGATCGCGGCGAGTGTCTGCTTGCCCAGCACGCCGTCTGTCGTGACGCCGAGCGCCGCTTGCAGCAACTTGACTGCGCGACCTGGGCCACTATTCACGGCACAATCGAACACGCAATAATCGAGTCCGCGTTGAAGCTCATCACAGTGCGCCGCTTCCCAGTAACGCTTGCGATAGATGGGCCGCACCAATGCGGGCGTGAGATCGCGCATTTGCTCAACCGTTGCGGGTGCGCCAGTGAAGGCTTCCCATGCGGCCTTGGTGACTCCAAGGTTGGTGACGCCGCCGGAATCTCTCTCGTGGTTTGAAAATCCGCCTTCGTGCGCGAGGACCAGCGCGAGGCACTCGTCGAAATTG